GACACGCAGTTTACGCGATGACCACAGGAAACTATTGTCAACCGATCAAAGATGCCTCTCCTACGCTTTTGTCGAGGGATTACAAAGATCCCGCGATCGTAACCGAGCCGTCATATGGAATCGGTCGTGATGCGTTCAATCAAGGAAAAAACGCACAGTTTACTCCCGCGATTGAACGTGAGATGCAACCGACAATCGTTGCCAAAGGCCCCGGTGCCGTAGCAACACCATACGGCTTCGATCCCAGCGCCTCGCGAGATGTAGGACAGTATTTTCTCCCGGATTGCGGGAACACCCTTGTAAATGGTTCTTGCCCCGGTTATCACAACGGAGTTATGGAAACAGGATACGCGGTGCGCCGTTTGACACCGATCGAATGCGCTCGTTTACAAGGTTTCCCCGATTGGTGGTGTGCGGATCTTGAAACACCTGTGCCGACACATGAGGACATGATGTTTTGGACAGAGGTCTTTGAGACACACCGAAAGATCACCGATCCCGATAAGAAGCCCAAGAGCGAGGCGCAGGTCCGTAAGTGGATCGCCAATCCGTATTCCGATGCAGCCGAGTATAAAATGTGGGGTAACGGTGTAGCATTGCCGTGCGTATTTTTCGTGCTTTCGGGTATTGTGTTTTATACACAAAACGAAGATGAATAATTCGCTGTTTTACTACACCTTTAGGTCTTGCTATTATCGCCGTTTAGAGCGAATATGTCAGTACCAAATTTAAAGGAGGCCTACCCACTATGAACATGCAATTTATCACCCCCGGAAAAGAACGCAAGCGCCTGGCGCTGACAATCGGCAAATGGCTTGACCGCGAGGTTGAATACCTCGGCGCACCGACCTTCGCCTACAGGATCGGCTTCTGCACGATCGATCGTAACGCACTTGTTTCCTTTGAGAAAGAAGCGTCTGACGAAACTGTCGAGCGCTTGCTCGAACACCTCTACGAAGAGGGGTTTCAAACGGATATGGATGAAATCGAGGAAGTGCAAGGCATCGCCATACAGATCCCCGCGAATGAACTTTCCGAAACCGCCTTGCAGAATTTACACGCTCTTGTAAACTCCAAAAAGAACCTGATAATGAAAGCGCTCGGAGTTGCTGATTTGCCGATTGCTCACATCGAGGATCGGCTGGACTTCGCCTGGTTTCCCGGCAATCCTTCTCCCGAGGAGATCAAAGCGTACTTGCACTTTGTAACGGCGTTGTGTGACCTGGCGCAGAATCAGCGCCGCGTATCCGCAAAAGAGAAACCGATCGAAAATGAGAAGTACGCATTTCGTTGCTTCCTCCTTCGACTCGGTTTCATCGGCGCAGAGTTCAAAGATGAGCGAAAGATTCTGCTTCGTAACCTGGAAGGCAGTTCGGCGTTCAAGAGTGGGCAATCGAAGGAGGCAACGGAATGAGAATCATCAGCCGAGCGGTTGTTGCCGCTTTACGAGAAGCGTTCAAGCCTGGCACTCGTGTGGAACTGATCCAAATGGATGATGCACAAGCGCCGCCGATCGGCACACAAGGCACCGTCAAAGGTGTCGATGATGTCGGTAGCATTATGGTAAGTTGGGACAACGGCAGCGGCTTGTCTGTGGTGTATGGTGAGGATGTTTGCCGCATCATCAGCAAGCCGCCGATCCCAAAGAAAACGCTGTAAACTACACAATTTCGGCGGTGTATCTTTGGTAGGTATATACCCTCGAAATAACTGGATATAGTGTGCCTGTAGAGTTAATATGTGTACACCGAAAGGGAACACATTACAACAAACGGAGGCAACTACCATGAACGCAAAAATGCAACAGCACATCGAGGAAATGAAAAAGCAAACGATCGGCGTTGAAATCGAGATGAACAACATCACTCGCGAGTACGCCGCAAAGATCGCCGCTCGGTTCTTTGGAACAGGACGCTACGAAAACACCGCCTGCCGCAACGGCTACAGCACCTGGAGCGCTTGGGACGAACAAGGTCGCGAGTGGAAATTCCAACGCGATGTTTCGATCGCAGGTCCTGAATCCGAAAAATGCGAACTGGTCACGCCGATCCTCACCTACGCGGACATGGAAACCTTGCAAGAACTTTGCCGCCAATTGCGCCACGCAGGCGCAAAAAGCGATGCCGGGCGCGGATGCGGCGTTCACATCCATATCGGCGCAAACGGCCACACGGCGCAAACACTCCGCAATCTCGCCAACCTTATGGCAAGCCACGAAGATTTGATCGCCCAGGCTTTAAAGATCGACTCGGCACGAATCCACCGCTACTGCAAGACGGTCGATCCTTTCTTCCTCTGCCGCCTCAACGAGCGCAAGCCGCAAACGATGGCAAGACTCGCGGACATTTGGTACGACACTCAAGCACGAGGCGAATCACGCAGCGCGCACTACAACGACAGCCGCTACCATATGCTTAACCTCCACGCGACCTTCACCAAAGGCACGGTCGAGTTCAGACTTTTCCAATTCGACAAGCCCGGTAACGGACGCAAGGGCGGCATCCACGCAGGTCAACTGAAAAGCTACATTCAGCTTTGCCTTGCACTCAGCCAAATGGCGAAGGAGATCCGCACCGCCAGCGCCAAGCCCCAACAGAGCGAAAACCCCAAGTACGCAATGAGAACTTGGTTACTTCGCCTGGGCTTCATCGGTGACGAGTTTGCCACAGCGCGAGACATCCTTACACGCAACCTTGCAGGGGATGCCGCATTCCGCAACGGACGCGCCGCCTGAAGGAGATAGCCACAGGCCCTCTTAACGACCGCTTCGGCGGTCTTAAGCTGGTAGAAGGGTTCTTCCCTTCAGAAAGGATGAATGAATATGAAAAGATACTACCTTGCCTACGGTAGCAACCTCAACGTTCAACAGATGCGTTATCGTTGCCCATCAGCGCGGCTGATTGGAACAGCGATCCTGGAGGATTATGAACTGCTCTTCAAAGGAAGTAAGACGGGATCGTACCTCACGGTTGAACCGAAGAAAGGCTCGCATGTGCCGCTCGGTGTTTGGGAGGTCAGCGAGGCTGATGAATTGAACCTGGACCGCTACGAAGGTTACCCTCACTTCTATTACAAGAAGGAGATGAAGATCGACATCAAAGGTTGTGTTTCCGGGATCGTCCGTAAGCGCGATGCTTTTATCTACATTATGCACGAAGAGCGTTCGATCGGTGTACCGACAAGTATGTACTTTCGGGTGTGCTGTCAAGGGTATGATGATTTCGGTTTCGATCTGAAATATCTTGTCGAAGCCTATGAGAAATGCTTTGTGGAGGTCAACGATGAAAACTGATATTCAACGAGTGCGGATCTGCCCCAAGTGTGGTCAAGAATACACGAGCGTCCCGGCGCTCTCGCGGATCGATAATATTTCACTGATCTGCCCCGATTGCGGTACGCGCGAAGCCCTCGATAGCCTGGGCGTTTGCGTTGAAGAACAGGACGAAATCCTCCAGGCGATCCACGCAAACAGAGCGCAATAAAATACACAAGCAGCAGTCCGTATCTTTGTGTACTATATAACTCGAAATAACTGGATATAGTGTGACTTTAGAGGTAATATGGGTACACCAAAAGGAACGGAGGACAACACAATGGACAGATTCACAACGATCGAAAAATTGCAATGCCAGGTATCCGGCACTTACGGCGCGGTCATTAAGTTTGGTGACAAGGTTTTCGTGACGGACGCCCATTGGAAAGGCGGCAGCACGGCGGCGATCTACGAATTTATCGAAACGCCTGAAGAAACCGGGCTGGGCGACATCGAATGCCGCCTCACCCCTTGGGCAAAGGCGGATACGATCTTCGCAGATAACGGACACGCACTTGAATGGTGCTTTACGCAGATCCGCAAATAAGGAGGAACGAACAATGCAAACGATTACCGCTTTTGAAGACGCCATCAACAACCAGGTTCGGGATCTTGCCGCCGAGGGGATTAACCCTACCGCCTTTTGGGCGTACCGCAAGAGCCGTCGCGTCGGCAATGAACTGATCGATTTTAACGAGGTCATTTGGGATACAGACATTGACGCGATCGTCGAAACGCTCACCGTAAACGGCATCACCGAGTTCACGATCAGCAGTAATTTTTCCGGTTTGATCGCAACGCTTGCCGCTTTCGACAAACACGGCTTCCGTGTGGCTGGCGTTACCGAAGTGAATGCTGACTACACCGATTGGAAAACCGAAACCTACGCCCGCGTACCTGCGGTTCGCTTGACGCGCATCTAATCAACAACCTAATCGCGCAGCCCCCTCGAACGGGGCTGTTGCTCGTACAGCCGTAAGGCTGTTTTTTTATGCTCATTTTTGGAGGTGATCCGTATTAGAAAACTCAAAAAGTACAAACCGACCGAGTTTATGGCGAAGGGATCATACTATGACAAAGCCGCCGCCGATTATGCGGTGAACTTCATACAATGCCTGTGCCACACTAAAGGCACCTGGGCAAGAAAACCCTTTGAACTTATTGATTGGCAGGAGAAGATTGTGCGTGATGTGTTTGGCACTCTCAAGCCGAACGGTTACCGACAATTCAATACGGCGTATATTGAGATTCCCAAGAAACAAGGTAAATCCGAACTCGCCGCCGCTGTTGCACTATTGCTCACTTGTGGTGATGGTGAGGAACGCGCAGAGGTTTATGGTTGTGCCGCTGACCGCCAGCAAGCGTCCATCGTTTTTAATGTTGCCGCTGATATGGTGCGTATGTGTCCGGCGCTTGCCAAGCGTGTCAAAATTCTTGAATCACAAAAACGGCTCATCTATACACCGACCGGGAGTATCTACCAGGTGCTTTCGGCAGATGTCGGAAACAAACACGGCTTTAATACGCACGGTGTTGTGTTCGATGAGTTGCATACGCAGCCGAATCGAAAACTGTTTGATGTTATGACAAAGGGATCGGGTGACGCACGAATGCAACCGCTGTACTTCCTCATTACCACGGCGGGTAACGACACCAAATCCATCTGTTATGAGATCCACCAAAAGGCAAAAGACATCATCGACGGTCGTAAGATCGACCACACCTTTTACCCGGTAATCTACGGTGCTGATGAAAGTGATGACTGGACCGATCCCAAGACCTGGAAAAAAGCAAACCCCTCGCTCGGTATCACGGTGGGTATTGACAAGGTGCGAGATGCTTGTGAATCGGCAAAGCAAAACCCTGGTGAAGAGAATGCTTTTCGTCAGCTTCGCCTTAATCAATGGGTAAAGCAAGCGGTGCGCTGGATGCCGATGGAACGTTGGGATCGGTGTGCGTTTGCAACATCCGAAGATGATCTCGAAGGGCGCGTCTGCTACGGCGGTCTTGACCTCTCATCAACAACAGATATCACGGCGTTCGTCCTGGTATTCCCTCCGCAAGATGAGGATGACAAATACATCGTGTTGCCGTATTTCTGGATTCCCGAAGATAACCTCGACCTTCGCGCCCGGCGCGATCATGTGCCATACGATGTGTGGGAACGCCAAGGTGTCCTGCAAACAACCGAGGGCAACGTTGTTCACTATGGGTACATTGAAAAATTCATAGAGCGTCTAGGTGAGCGATTTAATATCCGCGAGATCGCGTTTGACCGCTGGGGCGCAGTTCAGATGGTGCAGAACCTCGAAGGAATGGGTTTCACGGTCGTGCCTTTCGGACAAGGCTTTAAAGATATGTCACCGCCCACCAAGGAACTGATGAAGCTCGTCTTGGAAGAGAAACTCGCCCACGGCGGACACCCGGTTCTTCGATGGATGATGGACAACATCTTTATTCGATCCGATCCGGCAGGCAATATTAAACCCGACAAAGAAAAATCCACCGAGAAGATCGACGGTGCGGTTGCCACCATTATGGCGCTTGACCGCGCGATTCGGTGTGGTAACGAGAACGGTGCATCGGTTTACAACGACCGAGGCATTTTGTGGATTTAAGGAGGATTGTGTATGGAGAAGCCTATAAAACATGTTGTGTCGCTATCCGGCGGCAAGGACTCCACCGCGATGCTCTTGCGAATGTTAGAAGAAGGATGGCCTGTTGATTACATTTTGTTTTGTGATACCGGGCTCGAGTTTGACGGTATGTACAACCACATCAAAAAACTCGAACGCTACATTGGCCGCCCTATCACTCGCCTGCGTTCGCAGCAAGAATTTGAGTACTTGTTCTTGGAACACGAACCGAAACGCCACAACCCTGAATTGATCGGACGTAAAGGGTTCAGTTGGGCGGGTCCTCGAAATCGGTGGTGTACGGCGATGTTGAAAACGCGGGTAATCAACCGTTTTCTCCGAGACCTGGCAAAAGAGTACACGCTCATACAGTATATTGGAATCGCTGCCGATGAACCCCAGCGCGTTCGTGAATACCGATACCCGCTTGTTGAGTGGGGTATGACCGAGGCAGATTGCCTTTCCTACTGTTATGAGCGCGGCTTTGATTGGGACGGTTTATACGAGATCTTTCACCGCGTATCGTGTTGGTGTTGCCCCTTGCAATCCTACAACGAGCTTCGGCAATTACGTAAACATTTCCCTGAAAAATGGGAACAGCTACGGCGTTGGGATAAACAAACCTGGCGCAAGTTCCTGAAAAACTATTCTGTGGAACAGCTTGATAAACGCTTTGCTTTTGAGGAAGAACGCCTGGCGGCTGGACTTCCGATAAAAGGTAAGGCGTTTTATATTGCGCTAAAAGAACATTTGAAGGAGGTTGATTGAGATGGGTTTATTCAAAGGCATCTTCCGATCCCGAGATAAGCCTAAAAACCGAACAGCCGGAAGCGGCTACACATTTTACATGGGCGGTACATCGTCCGGCAAAGCCGTCACGGAACGATCGGCTATGCAGATGACCGCCGTGTACTCCTGTGTCCGTATTCTGGCTGAAGCGATCGCAGGACTCCCTTTACACGTATACCGTTACACCAAAAGCGGCGGCAAAGAGAAAGCGATCGACCACCCTTTATACCGACTCTTGCACGATGAGCCGAACCCGGAAATGAGTTCGTTTGTGTTTCGGGAAACGCTGATGACGCATCTGCTTTTGTGGGGTAACGCTTACGCACAGATTATCCGCAACGGCAAAAATGAGGTCATCGCTTTGTATCCGTTAATGCCCAACAAAATGACGGTGGATCGTGACGAGAAAGGTCAACTGTATTACTCCTACCAACGTTCAAACGATGAAGCCCCCACGATGAAAGGATCGACGGTCACTCTTAAACCGACCGATGTACTCCATATTCCCGGTCTTGGCTTCGACGGTCTGGTGGGATACTCGCCGATCGCTATGGCAAAAAACAGCATCGGAATGGCGATTGCTTGTGAAGAATACGGTGCCAAGTTTTTTGCAAACGGTGCGTCCCCCGGCGGTGTTCTTGAACATCCCGGTACTATCAAAGATCCCGCTCGTGTACGCGAGAGTTGGCAATCGACTTTCGGAGGGAGCGGTAACGCAAACAAGATTGCTGTTCTCGAAGAGGGTATGAAATATACGCCAATCGGTATCAGCCCCGAACAAGCACAGTTCCTGGAAACACGAAAGTTCCAAATCAATGAAATTGCTCGAATTTTCCGAGTTCCACCGCATATGGTTGGCGACTTGGAAAAATCGAGCTTTTCCAATATTGAGCAGCAATCACTTGAGTTTGTTAAATACACGCTCGATCCCTGGGTGATCCGTTGGGAGCAATCCATTATGCGGTCGCTTTTGAACGAGGACGAAAAGGGTTCGTTGTTCGCAAAGTTCAATGTAGAAGGCTTGCTTCGCGGCGACTACCAAAGTCGTATGAACGGTTACGCAATTGGTCGACAGAACGGTTGGATGTCAGCAAACGATATCCGCGAACTGGAAGATCTTGATTTGATCCCTGCCGAAGAAGGTGGCGATCTGTATCTCATTAATGGCAATATGCTCCCGATGCGTGACGCGGGTGCTTTTGCAAATACAACACCTACCGATGACGGAAAGGAGGAAACCCCCGATGAAGAAGTTTTGGAAGTGGACGAACCAAGCAGCGACGGAGATGATTCCGGCGGAGAGAACTCTGCATCTCAACGGCACCATCGCCGAGGAAAGCTGGTTCGATGATGATGTAACCCCTCAGCTGTTTGCAGATGAACTGAACGCGGGCAACGGCGATATCATCGTGTGGATTAACAGCCCCGGTGGCGACTGCGTGGCTGCGGCACAAATCTACAATATGCTGATGGATTACAAGGGTAATGTCACCGTCAAAATCGACGGCGTTGCCGCTTCTGCTGCGTCGGTTATCGCTATGGCAGGTAGCAAGGTTTATGTATCCCCGGTTTCTATGCTGATGATTCATAACCCTATGACCGTTGCTATGGGTGACGCGGCAGAGATGGAAAAAGCCATCGATATGCTTGCGAGTGTCAAGGACTCTATCATCAACGCTTACGAAATCAAAACCGGGCTTTCTCGTGCGAAACTGTCGCACCTCATGGACGCAGAAACGTGGATGGATGCCAATATGGCGGTCGAACTTGGCTTTGCCGATGCGATCCTGAAACGCGAGTCCCTTGCGGCCTTCCCTCCGAAAGAGGACGAGCCGGACGAAGATGAGGACGAGGATACCGCCGAAGAGAAGCCGGACGGCGAACCCGAGGAGGACGAAGACGAGGAGAAAAAGAAACCCAATGCCTCGATGCTCTTCTCGCGTAAAGCCGTAAACACATCCCTTGTCAACAAGCTACGCCACCGTATGCTTGCTGATGCTGCAAAGACCAAACAAGCCCGTAAACCCCAGGGGCGCTCGGTCGATGAACTGAAAGCAAACCTGGAAACAATCAAAAAATTTATGTAACGGAGGAATGCACAATGACTATTCATCAACTGCGCGATAAGCGCACCAAACTGCTCGCAACTATGGACGGTTTCCTGGAAACCCACCGCGACAAACACGGTTGCCTGTCTGCCGAGGACGATGCCACTTATGTTGGTATGGAAAAGGAACTGGCAACGATCACCAACGAGATTAAGCGTATGGAGCGCCGTGAGGCGATCGACGCTGAACTCTCGCGTCCCGTCAACACGCCCATCACCACGAAGCCGATGAGTGCAAAAGAGGACGATGGCGAAAAGACCGGCCGCGCTTCCAATGCGTATAAGATGGCTGTTCTGGACGCTCTTCGTTCCAACTTCCGCAAGATCAGCAACGTGCTGACCGAAGGCGTCGACAGCCAGGGTGGCTACCTTGTCCCGGAAGAGTACGACAGCCGTCTGATCGATGTTCTCACCGAAGAGAACATTATGCGCCGCCTCGGTCACACTATCACCACGAGCGGTGAACATAAGATCAACATCGCGGGTGACAAACCTGCCGCCGCGTGGATCGAAGAAGGCGGTCAGCTGGAGTTCGGCGATGCCACTTTCGAGCAGATTATCCTTGACGCGCACAAGCTGCACGTCGCTATCAAGGTGACCGAGGAACTGCTGTACGACAATGCGTTCGGTCTGGAAAACTACATCATCACACATTTCGGCAAGGCT